GGTATTTAAAGAATTTGAAAACCTATGGTGCGACAAGATTAAATTGTTGTGGAAAGGTGAGAAATCCGCCTTGATTAAGAATACCAAATCTACCATCATCAGCAATCTTTGCTAATACATCATATCTAACAAATAATTCAACATGTTCTGGAAGTGATATATCAGGTATTTTTGTAAATCCAAATATTACCATACCATAAGCATATGGATCAGAATCTGTATTAAGTTGTGAATATTTAATATTCCGTTGGAAAGGAATTTCAACTTCATAAGTCAAAATAGTATCTGAAGTTCCCATATTATTAATTGGTAAAGCAATATATGGAAAAGACCATAAAACGGCTTCTGTGTACATGAGATTATCAATATCATCAATGAACTGTTGTATTTGAGTTGGTCCTGCATCAAAAGCATCTGGATTAAGGAAATAGCAAAATGGTTTATAATAATCTAATAAATTTGGAGGAGTTACTTGTTCATAATCTCGAATAAACAAAAATTTTTCCATCTCTATTCGAATTTTTATTCCACCTCTATAGCCAGCAAAATTACCAATTTTACTGAAATTCTTATTTGGTCTACCTATTGATTCGTAGTTGGTTCGACCATTTGTTGAAGATGTACTAAAAGAATTTAGCTCATCATCAAGAAGTGCTTGTGGTGTCATAGAAAATACATAACTAGAAAAGGGTGTAGTTACTCGTCCAACTTCCTTAGAATATTGTTGCCATTTGGTATAATACTGTTTTAAATTTGGTACAACATCTGTTATGTAATCTGGAGTTCTCTTACTATGTTTAGATAATAAAAGTTCACCAGCTTGTGCTGTTTTTGTTGTAACACAGTAATTAGCTACCTCGAAATCGTCTGCTCCCATCATTGTGATGATGACATCCATTGGTCCAGCATCTGGTGAAATTAATGGTGTTAAAGCATAAAGAGTTAATGTTCCAAGAATATAATCAAACCATTGAATATTTGATCCAGGTACTAGATTTTCCACATCTAGAGTATTTCTTGGGATATGTAACCATGGAGCTTCCGAATTATATGGAATCTCAACTATGATTTCACGAACATCTCCTCCAATATCAAAAACAACACCATGTGATGAAGACCAATCAGAAAAACCAATTGGAGATCCAGCTTTGTAGAATAGTCCCAAATAAAATTTCATAGATTGAAATCTATTTATAAAGAATTTTATTTTAAACTTTAAGCCTCCTCTCCAAAATTTAAAGGTATCACACAGATAGGCCATGGTATTTGATACTGCTTCATTCTTCGTCAATTGAATAGTTGGACAAACTGGTACAGACCAAATATTAGCACCAACTGTTGTAGCTGTTGTTATTTGAAATTTGTTGATAAAGTGTTCTCGTTCACACATTATATGTTTTACAGACATCTCATCTATGGTAGTATTAAAGGTATCTTTCGTACTTAGCATTAAAGCTGATGGTTCTAAAGCCATTTTCTCTATATAATGAGGATTTTTCGCATTATTAAGAGAATTGAATTTAGCAACATAAGCTGTTGGATTTAAATTAATACCTACATCATCCATACCTTTAACTGTTAACGTATCTCCAGTCATATTTAAAGGTAAGGAGGCATTTTCTATATCACTCAATGTATTATTAATATTTGTAATATTAACTAAACCTTGAGTTCTACGAACTGCTGTTGTAGCTTCAATTGGTCTCAAAAATTTAAATTCTTGATTTTCCAAAAATGCTGTTACTGTATAAGAAACAGAATTTATTCCAGATAATGGAACTAAAACTGTTACATATACTTTATATATACCATTAATATCTAGAGGATCTATACCATTTCGATAATGTTTGAATGGAATAACGATATCTATAGTAGATGAATTATCAGAAGCATCCAATATAGCATGCTGCCTGAAAAACCAACTATTTATTTCGTCACTTGATGGTGTAAAAATTGAACCGCCCTGTTTGTAAATTGGATATACAATAAGAGCTCCTCTTACCATTGGGGATCCTTGCACTGTTAAAACAAAATGTAAGTCACCTCTCATTGATAAGAAAGTCTCTCCAACATTCCTTAAAACATGATTTGATGTAAAATAATCAACAGGAAAATTATATGTTAGTAAATGTGTTCCAAAACCATTGGCTGTTGTCCATGCACCTGTATCTTGTACAAAAGGTTTAGATGTTGTATTTTTATAATTCCAATCTATTTCTAAAAGATCATAATCATCTTTTGTTCTTGATACATCAGATAGTTGTAGATTGTTTTGTGTGGCATAGTTAGTACCTGTTTGTAATAATGTACTCTCTAATGAGTCATTAGTTAAAAGAGAAGTAGATCCTACTTCTACTGTGTCAAGAGTTCTTGAATTCTTGATATTGGAGCTTTCTACAGCATCCTTTAAACTGTTAATAGTTTGTTCCATATTTAATTATGTTAAAGTAAAGAATGAGTATCTTTATAGTATCTCATTCTTATATATTGCAATTTTAATATTGCTATTTAATTGATGTAGTCAAAAGAGAGTTGACCTACATATTGATATTCATTATCCAAATCTTCATAATATGGAAATTTGGTATGAAATTTTCTTACCTTAGCTGCTTCTACTAGTTTATTACGAATATCATTAAAATATTCGCTACCCCAAAAGTAAGCATATCTAAGACAAGTACTCAATATCATTCTCGTACTCTCTTCATCATCATCACGTTGCCAAGACACCATTTCTTGTATAACACTCTTATCTAATCCACATCTTATTCTTTTTGTTTCATGATCAAAAACAAAATGTGATTTTAAATAATAGCATTCTTCCAATAAACAATGTTCGACCAATGGTTGATCCTTCTTAGATGAAGTATACTCTATGTTATGTCCTCTCATAAAATCTCTTAGAATGTGTCCATTCCAATAATTCTTTAAAAGTTTTGAAAAACCAATTAAATGGTCATCTCCATGAGCATACATCTTCATATTTGATTTGAAGAAATCAACTGTGTGATAGCCTTGTGGTAACACATCTAACATACTCATAACTACATACATACGATTAACAAAACTGTTAAAAGATGTAGTTAGTCGAGATCCAGATGGATTACCCTTCTGCTTCAAATATACCTTATCTAAGATAAATATAGGCGCAAAGCAACAACCTTGTACCAATAAATTTCTATGATTCGTATATTTATCGTTGTAGAAAGAGTTAACTAATCTAGCATAATATTCAAAGAATTCTGGTCTAATGGTACCATCAAAACCTTTATAATCTCCATCAAGATGGAAATCAAATCTTTTTAGTTCTTGATAAATACTATCCCAGTTATTGCTATAAATATTAATACCAACAGTAGTTCCTATTTCTCGTGCGTATTTAGTTTCAAAATTTATAAATGAATCAAAATAACGTCTCATCAAAATAGTATACTCAACAGGAAAATTCATAAATGTTCTTGTTTTACCTATTGGTATTTTGGCTAATGGAACTCTTTCATCTTTGAGTGTCGTCGTTAATGTGTAAGGAAACATTGTGTTCTTATCTAATAAATTCTCGAAAGTATTTAATTTGTCTCCTAATTCTTGTCGTATGGCATAGACACCATTTTTATTGTCTATAAGATCTCTTTTTGTCTTTCTAGTACAATTCCATGGATAACCAGCAGATGTACGTAAGTCCAATTTCTCAAGATATGGTGTGTGTGTGCTATTGATAGCATCATTATGAGAATAAACCTCAAATGTTTCCACATTTAAATCTGAGTAAAAAGATTTTACAATTCTAAAAGCAGCGTCTAATTTCGAATACTTAAATGGTTCTATTCTCTCTCCAAATCTAACTACAGATTTTAAGATTGGTGATACAACCTCTTGAAGTCGCGGGTCGGATGGTTTTAAAATAGCAGGTTCTGTAGTATGTGGTTGTAATACTTCATAAAATGGTCCTTTTCTAATCTCAGTTGTACTAGTTTGAAATGGAGCCGTTTTACTTTTACCAAGAAATATGAAACCTTCATCAAAATCTGATGTAGCATCAAAATATTCTTCGTCATCAAAAACTGCATCTGTTGCAAATCCTTGAGTTTTACGACTAAAATAATCTTTAGCATTTTGTACAAATAATGTATCTAAAATCTCGGCATTTCCAGTGTAAGCATCTCCTGCAACATGCATACCAGCTATTAAAACTTTATCTCTAAAATTTACAACTAATATGGATCCACAGTTACCTTGTACAGTTTTGGCGTTATACTGCCAAATTTCTGAACCTTCATACTTACCTCCAAAAGGATCACTATATGGTGCGTCTCTAATATATGCATTAACTCCAAAAATTAATGGGAAATTTTCATTTGTAGGGAAAACTAATACTCCTTCTTCTCCAGAAGTATTAATTTTAACATTTTCATTTAAAAGTAAATGTTCCACAGATTTTGAAAAAGGTATTTTATTGCACGTATTGTAACATGCTAGATCTCTCTTTTCATCTGTAAACAAGTCTTCGCTTCTAAACTCAAACTCATAAGTTATATCTTTAAAAGTAATAATTATTTTATCACCTTTATCAATAAAACTATCTCCTCGTTTCCACAAATGTTTTGGTGTTATCAAGAAAGAACCTCCAATAAAATATCCCCACATTGCTTGTTGGATTCTTCTACCATCTGCTGTTGTAATTATTGTTGCAATTTGGCAAAAGTTCTTATTAACAGTTGTACAAATTGTTTGCATATTGATAGAATTACCCATAGTGTAACGTTTTAATGGTTTTCTTTCTGGAGCATATTTTCTTGTAGATACATCACCAGATAGACTTTGGGTAATTTTCTCATGGAAGAAATTTGAGGCGGATTGAAATGCTAAATAACTAGCAGTACCAACAATACATAATGGTAAAAGATGTTTAATTCTTATACTTTTCTTGTTATACCAAGTTGTTCCAGGTATAACAAAAACTTCTAATTCAAGTATTGTTTTTGCCATAAATGTTGCTCTTTCTAACATTTCTTGGAATGCTGTTTTAACGGCCTGTAATCTGTTGATCTTGTCAGATATTAAAAGTGTACCATTTCCACTGCTTCTAGATTTTTCGACAATGAGAGCACTTCTATCAGCAAATTTACGAATTGAAGAAACAATATCTGTTTTAAATTCATCTAATGTTTCTAACATCCACAAATTTCGTGAGTATGCACCAGCAATAGTTGGCTCTAAATATTGAAAATTTGCCCATTGATATTCAAAATTATTAAAATCCACAACTTTAGAGTTAGGATTTTTCCAATCAAGTTTCACAACAATATTACGTCTTCGATTGAAAGCATCTACATTAATAACATTAGGTGAAGAATTTAAATAAGAAGTATTAGATGTTATAATAATAATTCTCGAAGTAAATCTAACTTCACCCTTGATACCTTGTGAGATATTATCGACTGATGAAACTTCTAATGGAACATCTATAGTATCTACAAATCTAATTAACCATTGTTCTTCAGATTCATTAGTAAATTGTAAATAATCATTAAGAATAAAAATAGGTTGATTGTTATAACCATCGAAAAATTTATTCGTAGTATTATGTGAATAAATATACGAATTCAAATCATCATCGGTTATATCACTATCCTCTCCAAAACTTTCAGTCATCATTAATCTTGCTGTTTGTCGTGCAAGATCTGCGGCGAGTGTACTTTTACCAATACCAGGTTCTCCTGATAACCAGATAACATAAGGCATACTTCTGCGACCAGGTAAAACTCCTATTTTACCAGCAACAGTATATACCTCATCAAACCATTTAACATAATCTGCCAATAGGTCTGCCATACCACGGTTAACATTGTCTTCTGTTATGATATAGTCTTTTAAATATTTATGGGCGTCTAAAAATTGAGCTAATCTATGTGAGTTATAGACTATCTCATGTGTTTTGTATCTTTTTAATTCTACAATCTTATCCATAAAAGATTTGAAAGCACGATCTGTTGATACTGTAATATACATAGATAATAGTGGAAAGTTACAACATAAAATTTGCATCAAAATATCAGGCAACAACGTTATCATATGACATAAAACAGCTTCAAATGTTTTAATTGTCAATAGAGTTGATCCTAAAGATTTAATACTATTAAGTATTGATTTTGCACTAAAATTTTCTGGTACAGTACCCAAAAAGAAAACAGCAATTATTGAAATTACACCTTGAGCAAATGTTGTCATATCTGCTCCTTGTGTGTGCCTTGTATTTGATTGAGCTGGCACCAGCATCGTAAAGAATTTCAATAAAGGTTCTACTATGGCTTTCATATAGGCTTTACCGATGGCATAACCTGTTATTATAGCTATTGAATCAGAAAGTGTTAGAGTTCCATTATAAAATTTAGCTAATATGGTAACCATAGCTATGATATCAATAATATGATCTTTGATTAAATCAAATATCCCAGATGAAGAATCAGAGACTCCTCTCAAAGATGTTATAATATCAGAGACCATACGATATCCATAGTATGTTCCAGCAGCTCCACCTACAGCAGAAACTGCATCAGCTATATAAGATAAATAGACTAGACCTTGTGTTACACGATCATCTTTTAAGTTATCTAGTTTTTGTCTAGTTGTGTCATCTAAAATTTGTAATATATCATATTTATTATTAATTTGTACAATTTGTTGTTCTTGTACATTATCAACAATTTTGTTATCAATTTGTACCGATTGTTCTGGTACATAATCAATGACATCATTTGTATCAATGAAAACATATGAATCTTCATATATTTCCATTTGTTCTTCATCACAAAGAAAATCAAAATATTCTGGATATTCTGAATTATAAATAGGTTTACCCTCTTCTAATTCATCATAATGAGCCCAAAATTTATTTTCAC